TTCGAGGCAGTCTTCAAGAAGATCAGTCGTTCGGCCTTCAATGCTCTTGTCGAAAAGGGTGATGATGCCCTGCTTGATGGGATCCTTGAAGGCTGGGATGGCATCAATGACGAATCCGGCAAGCCAGTTCCTTTTACTGAAAAGAACAAGAAGGAGCTGTGTGACGACCCTTACGTCATGAAGGCTTTGATTCAGGCATATGCCGACAGCGTTACTGGGGCGCCGGCAAAAAACTAAAAGACGCCGCTGAGTACTGGGCGAAAGGCGGCGTTGTAGACGAACGTGAGGCCGACCTCAAGGCTCTTGGCGCAAGCGAGGAGCAGATCGCCGCTGCACGTCTTCAAACTGCACAGCAGGACTGTGAAATCTGGGAGGAGAACTGGGAGGTTGTGTTGATGTTCATCCGCATGTCGACCCAATGGCACACGAGCATGGCTGGATTGACGGGACTGATCTACCCGAGTTTGGAATGGCTCTGTAAGCTGTATTCAGTCAAGGATCCTGTTGCCATCTTCGAAGGCGTGCAGGTGATGGAAATGGCTGCCCTAGCCGTTCTAAACAGCAAACGCAAATGAGCCAAACCACTGAGCTGCTGCTGAGGATTAAGCAACAGGGCGGTGAGCAGCTCACGAGGTTGTCTGGCAGCTTCAAGAATCTTGGGCAACAAGCTGCGGCCGCCAATGTCAATTTCAAAGAAGTATCTGATGAACTGAGAAAGATTCAGCAGACTTCTGCAAATAGCATCAATAATCTCAAAGGCTATTCAAATGCATGGCGCGAGATTGCAAATAGCGTTGAGATTGGAACTGCTGAATTTAAACAAGCAAACGCTGAAGCAGCGAAACTTGAGGCACAACTGAAAAAAGTACAGCCCGGTGGTGGCACTGGTCGCCTGATGGGGCTTGCTAGGGGCGCTGGCACGGTTGCTGCTGCTGGTGTGTTTGGCGGTCCGCTTGGCGCTGTTGGCGCTCTGGCTGGCGCACCGTTCGGCCTTGCTGGTATGGCTGCTGGTGGTGCGATTGGCGCCCAGGCCGGAATGATGGGGCAGCAGGTTGCAGGGCTGGCCAGCTATACCGCGTCGATTGAAAGGCAACGAACGGCATTGAAACTGGTCACCGAGGATTCGGTTTCGTACCAGCAAGCTCTTGATTTCATCAATACAACCAGTCAGCGGCTGGCGATTCCGCAGGAGCAGATTACGAGGCAGTTCACGCAACTGTCCGCTTCTGTTCTTGGCGCGGGTGGCAACGTACGCGATGCCGAAAAAGCTTTCCTTGGTATTGCTGCTGGTATTCGCGGCACTGGCGGCAGCCTGCAGGACATGGAGGCCGCACTTCGTGCTACGGCTCAGGTCTTCAGCAAGGGCAAGGTCAGTGCGGAAGAACTTCGTCAACAGATTGGTGAGCGCTTGCCCGGTGCATTCACCCTGTTTGCCAAGTCTGTTGGCATGAAGCCACAGGAGCTGGATAAGGCTCTTGAAGACGGCAAAGTCTCGCTACAGGACTTCCAAAAATTCGCGGAAGAACTTTTCAAGCGTTACGGCAAGAGCGCGGAAATTATTGCTCAAGGACCGCAATCTGCTGGTGATCGCCTGCAGGCTTCGTTGTCAAAATTGAGTGAAAGTGTTGGTCGCTTGCTGGCACCTATTGGCGCTGCATTTCAAACAATTTTTGCCGACATTGTTAATGCAATAACAAGAGCCGCAAATGCACTTGCCCGTTTCATGGGCATGAAATTTTACGACCCTGAGCGAATTGCGGATCTAGAGAAACGAATTAAAGGTGTCACGGCTGATTTGGCTGGACCGACAGATTCAATGACTGCTCGCCGCCGCGGCGTGCTAACTCAACTGCAAAGTGAATTGCGTCAAGAGCGTTCACGAATTCCTTCCGCTGGAGCAGGAACCACATCACGTCCCAGCGGTTTACCTGGCATCATTGCTGATGGTGGGGGCGGCGGAAGTAAAAAGGCCGAACAGGAAGCTAAGCGTCAAGAACGCCTGCTGGAGCGCCGCAATGACCTCACGCGTCAAGCCGGTGAACTTGAGCGGCAACTGAATTTCAAAATCAACGAAACGGTTGAAGCACTGCAGGCATTGGGTGCAACTGCCTGGGAAAAGATTGAAAGCAATTACAACAAGTCCGTCAGGGAAGCTGGCAAGCAAACAGATGATCTTGCACGTAAAGTTTTTAATCTTGCACGAGAAGCCGCTCAGGCTGGCGGCAACCTCAATGAAGGTCCGCTGATTAAGGCTCTTCAACAACTTGAAGAAGCATCAAATGAACTTGCAAAAGGTGAGACTGGTCAGGCCATGTCCGACTGGTTTGCTTCTACTGAAGAAGGCTTCCGTAGCATCACTGAAAAGGTGTACGAGAACGCCCGTGCGATGCAGTACAACGCTGACGTGATGGGTGGCCTGAAGGATGGCCTCGTCAGCTATGCCGATAACGTCGGCACCGTCCGTGAAGCATTTGCAAATCTTGCCAATCAGGGCATCAAAGGAGTTGAGAACTCGATCTTTGATCTTGTGACAACTGGCACCACTAACTACCAAGCATTTGCCGCTGAGATTTTGAGTCAAACAGCCCGAATGATTATTCAGCAATACGTGCTGAAAACAATTATGTCTTCACTGGGTTTCTTGGGTGGACCCACCGGTTCTGCTGTTGCTCCCTTGTCCGGGGTTTCCCAATACAACGCGAACGCTACCTCATTCAATCCGCTTGCATTTATGGGCGGATTTAGCTTTGCGATGGGTGGCATCATGACCCAACAAGGTCCACTTAAGCTCAAGCGTTACGCCGCTGGCGGTATTGCAAGCGGTCCGCAGCTCGCTATGTATGGCGAAGGAAGCCGTCCTGAAGCCTATGTGCCTCTTCCTGATGGCCGCAGCATTCCTGTAACCATGAAAGGCGGTGGGGTCGGTAATGTTGTGGTGAATGTCGATGCCAATGGCAGCAACGTTGAAGCCAACGGTCAACAGGCCAATGCACTTGGCAAGGCAATCGGCATCGCCGTTCAGCAAGAGCTGATCAAGCAGAAACGTCCTGGAGGCTTGCTCGCGTAATGGCCACTTTCAACGACGCCACTGTTGGCACCAGTACAGGCGGCACCACGCCTGATTTCGGTGCGTCACGTAAAAGCCAACCTGTTGTCCGCAAAGTGCAGTTTGGTGATGGCTATGAACAACGGCTCACTTATGGCCTGAATCAAAACCCACGCATTTGGGATTTGACTTGGACAGCCAAGGACAGCACAGATGCCGATGCCATTGAGGCGTTTTTTGATGCACGCGCTGCTGACAACGCCAGCTTTGATTGGACGCCATTGGATGAAGCAACCGCCTACAAGTGGGTTGTGGAGAGTTGGTCGCGTGATCTGCGTTACGCCAACGTAAATACGATTACGGCCACCTTTCGCCAAGTATTTGAACCCTGATGGCGTACTCAGCCTGGGCTAGCTCAACTGCTTACGCCGTCGGCGATATTGTCCGAGCCAGCAGCCTGCAGGCATCCGGCCTGGTCTTCCAGTGCGCCACGGCTGGCACCAGCTCCAGCACCCAACCCGCTTGGCCAACCGACATTGGCAGCACCATCACGGATGGCACGGTTGTCTGGACAGCAATAAGCAGCGTCTACGAAGAACTGGCCGCACTGGCGCCAAGCGCCATCATCGAACTGTTTGAAATGACGCTGGACACCACCCTGCACGGCAGCAGCGACACCTACCGCTGGCATAACGGTTGCAACGCCAACGTCAGTGGCAACATCACCTGGAACGGCAACGCTTACGCCCGCCTGCCCGTCAAGGCTGACGGCTTTGAGTACAGCAACACCGGCACGCTCCCGCGCCCCACGCTGACCATCAGCAACCTGGATGGCAACATGACCACGTTGTTGTTGCTGGTCAACGCCACCACTCCCGGCAATGACCTCGGTGGCGCCACCGTCAAACGCATCCGCACCCTCAAGAAATACCTTGATGGCGAAGCCGCCGCAGACCCACATGCCAAATTCCCCGATGAGGTCTGGTACGTGGACCGCAAAGCAAGCGAAAACCGCGACTCTGTGAGCTTCGAGCTGGCCAGCAAATTCGACCTCGCTGGCGTGATGATCCCCAAGCGCCAAATCATCGCCAACATCTGCCAGTGGAAATACCGCAGCACCGAGTGCGGCTACACAGGCAGCAACTACTTTGATGTCAACGACAACACTGTCGGCGTGTTGGCAGAAGACCGTTGCGGCAAGCGGCTCAGTTCGTGCAAGTTGCGATTCGGGGAGACAGCGGAATTACCCTTCGGATCCTTCCCCGGCGCCGGTCTGACCCAATGAAACTCAGCAAATCCATCCAAGAAGCTGCCCTGGAGCACGCAAAGGCGGAATTTCCAAAGGAATCCTGCGGTTTGGTCGCCGTGGTCAAAGGCCGCAAGCGGTATTTTCCCTGCCGCAACATGGCCGAAACACCAGACGAACACTTTGTGCTGGATCCGGCTGACTACGTTGCCGCTGAAGAACAGGGCGAAATCGTGGCCGTGGTACATAGCCATCCGAAGACCAACCACGCCCCATCCCAAGCCGACCGCGTTGCCTGCGAAAAATCTGGCCTGCCCTGGCACATCGTCAACCCACAGACTGAACAGTGGGGTTACTGCGAACCCGAAGGCTTCGAACTTCCCTACGTGGGACGCGAATTTGTCTTCGGAATTGTGGACTGTTACACCCTGTGCCGCGACTGGTACAACCGCGAATTTGGGCTGAGCTTGGGTGATTACGACCGCCGCGACCAGTTCTGGCTCAAGGGTGAGAATTTATACCTAGACAATTTCGCCAACGAAGGCTTCTACCCCATCCCGCTGGAAGAACTGCAGTACGGCGACGCGATCCTGATGCAACTTGCATCACCGCTGCCTAACCACGCCGCCATCTATTTGGGCGATCAGTTGATCCTGCACCACCTACAAGGCCGACTCAGTAGCCGCGACATCTATGGCGGCTATTATCTGAAAAGCACCGCCCGAGTCCTGCGGCATGAAAGTCGTTAAGGTCTACGGCGCACTACGCAAAAAGCTGGGTCAGTGCCGCTTCCAATTTGAAGCCGACACCCCAGCGCAGGCTCTCAAGGCACTCTGCGTCAACTTTCCCGGCCTTGAAAAGTGGCTGCTGGATAGCGAAAAAGACGGCGTTGGTTATCGCGTAACACTCGGAAAAGAAAAAATTACCGAACAAAATGCAGCATTAATTATCGGTCCATGGAGTGAGCGCGAAGTCTTCAGTATCACTCCAGTAATCGCTGGTGCAGGTGGTTTGGGTGGTCAAATCGGTATCGGCGTCGGCTTGATTGCGCTGTCGTTTTTGCTGCCCGGTGCTGGTCTGTTTGGCACAACCAGTATTTTTGGAGCCACAGCAGCTACAGCAGGCACCGCTGGTGCATTAACAACTTTGGGCGTTGCGCTCAGCGGATTAGGCGCATCTCTTGTGTTGGGTGGCGTCGCTCAAGCGCTTTCGCCAGCTCCCGTTCAGTCAACCACAGTTACAGAACGCGGACGCGACGCTGCAAAGTTTGAGTCGTTTACGTTCTCCGGCATCGTCAACACCGCAAAACAAGGTTTGCCGGTTCCTATTGCATACGGGCGCGTATTCGTTGGCTCCGCTGTTCTCTCCAGCGGTCTTGACGTTGATCAACTGATATGACACGCATTCTTGGTGCTGGTGGTGGAGGCGGCGGCGGTGGCGGCGGCAAGGGCGGCGGTGGCGGTGGTGGCGGTGGATCCAGTCGCACGCCAACAGAAGCCGACGACTCACTCCAGTCAGTTCAATATGCCAGCGTGCTGGATCTGCTGTGTGAAGGCGAGATCGACGGCATCGAAAACGGCGAAAAGGGTATTTATCTGGAAGGCACTCCAGTCCGCGACGCCGCCAACAACGCCAACTTCGAGGGCTACACAGTCGTCACCCGCACTGGCACGCAAGCCCAGAGCTACATCAGCAACGCGATTGGCACCGAGAGCGAAGAAGGCGTCAACGTCGAAGTTGTTAATGCAACCCCAATCGTCCGCACCATCACCGATTCCGACGTGGATCGTGTGCGCGTCACGCTGCAAGTCCCATCGCTGCAAATTATCGAAGATGACGGCGACATTGTTGGCCACAGCGTCCAAGTCCGTATCCAAGTCCAATACAACGCCGGCGGCTACACAACCGTCGTAGACGACACGATCAGCGGCAAAACCAGCAACCGCTACCAGCGCGATTACATGATCCCGTTGTCTGGTGCGTTCCCCGTTGACATCAAAGTTATCCGCGTCAGCGCCGACGAATCCAGCACCAAACGTCAAAACCAAACCTACTGGTTCAGCTACACCGAAATCATCGACGAAAAGCTGCGTTACCCCAACAGCGCATTGGCATTTTTGCGGTTTGATTCCCGCCAGTTCGATTCAATCCCAACCCGCAAATATCTGATTCGTGGGCAAAAAGTCCAACTGCCCAGCAACGCCAGCGTCGATACCACCACGTACTTGGGTCGCGTCACCTATTCCGGCGTCTGGGACGGCACCTTCGGCGCTGCAACGTGGTGTAACGACCCAGCGTGGTGCCTCTGGGATTTGCTCACCAACACCCGTTACGGCGCCAGCATCCCCACCAGCAGCCTGGATCGCTACGACTTCTACGCCATCAGCCAATACTGCAACGCCCTTGTTGACGACGGCAAAAACGGATTGGAACCACGCTTCTCCTGCAACCTACTAATTAACAGCCGCGACGAGGTCTACAACGTCATCCAAGAGATGACCAGCCTGTTCCGTGGCATCGCGTATTACGGCGCCGGCTCGCTGGTGCTCCAGCAGGACAAACCGACCGACTCGCAATATCTGCTGGGACAAAGCAATGTCGTTGATGGCATTTTTGTTTACAGCGGCACATCACAAAAAGCTCGCCACAGCGTCGCAACTGTTGCCTGGCAGTCCTACGACACCCTTGGCGAAGTTGAGTACGAGTACGTCGAAGACGCCGACGCCGTAGCCAAATACGGCATCATCAACAAAGACATCAAAGCCCTCGGTTGTTACAGCCAAGGTCAAGCGCATCGCGCTGGTAAGTGGGCACTCCTTAGCGAACAAAACCTGACCGAAACCGTCACCTTCTCGGTGTCTATCGACAGCGGCATCATCCTGCGCCCTGGGATGGTGATTGATGTTGCCGACCCGATGAAGGCTGGTACACGTCGCAGCGGTCGCGTCAGTTCTGCCACCACAACCACCATCACGGTTGACTCCAGCAGCAGCCTGTCCGTCAATCTGGCAAGTAACCCGCGTATTTCGGTCATCCTGCCCAGCGGCAACGTCGAACTTCGCCCGATCCAATCCATCAGCGACCGCACCATCACGGTCGGCAACCCGTTTAGCGAAGCACCCAACGCCAACGCCATCTGGCTGATCCAAACCGACGACATCGAATCCCAGCAATTCCGCGTCCTCAACGTCGCTGAATCCGAAGACGGCATCTACGGCGTCACCGCCCTGCAATACAACAGCAGTATCTACAACGCGATTGAAAGCGACAACACGCTGACCACCCGCGACATCAGCAACCTCAGCGACCCGCCCGATGCAGTCAGCAGCATTGACGGCACTGAATATCTATACCAAGACGGCCAAAGCGTTTTTTCCGGCTTCACCCTTGGCTGGATCAGCCCCAAAGATCGCGTCTCGGAGTTTCGCGTTAAATACCGCGTCGATAACGACAACTGGCAGCAGGTAAACACCACCTCGCCGTCAATCAAGATCCTCAACACGCGCCCCGGAACGCTTTACGTACAAATTCAGGCGTACAACTACGTCAACAAGGGTGGTGCAATAGCCGCCGATCAATTCCAACTTGTCGGCAAAACCGCCGTCCCCGGCAACGTCCAGAACCTGAGCTTTGAGGCCATCAACGCCAACTCCGGCCGCCTGCGCTGGGACGAGACCGTAGACCTCGACGTAAAAGTCGGAGGCAAAATCCACATCCGCCATAGCAACCTGACGGATGGCAGCGCGAGCTGGAGCAACAGCGTTGACCTGATCCCCGCCAAATCCGGTAGCTCCACCGAGGCCATCATCCCGCTGGTGGAAGGCGAGGTGCTGGTCAAGTTCGAGGATGACGGCGGCCGCCAAAGCACCAGCGAAACCAGCATCATCATCGACCTGCCCGACACGCTGGCACCACTCACGCTGATCAATCGCCGCGAAGATCAAGATGCGCCACCGTTCCAGGGCACACGCACCAACACCTTCTACAGCGAGGAGTTTGACGCCCTGACGCTGGATGGCTCGGACTTGCTGGATGACGTGCCTGATGTGGATCTGCTGCCCACCTTCGACGTGATGGGTTCGGTGCAGTCTTCCGGCACCTACGACTTCGCCACCACCGTCGATTTCGGCAACACCTTCTCCATCGACTTCAGCCGCTACTTCGTCACCCGTGGTTACTACCCCAGCGATCTGATCGACAGCCGCCTAGCCGAAGTGGACGACTGGAGCGATTGGGACGGCGGCGTGATCGATGCTGTAAACGCCATCCTCGAACTCCGCAGCACCACCGACAACCCGAGCGGCACCCCGACGTGGAACGCATGGCAGCCGTTCGTCAACGGCACCTTCCGTGGCCGTGGCTTCCAGTTCCGCACCACGCTGACCAGCAACGACGTTGCCGAAAACATCCTCGTCGATGAGCTGGGCTACCTCGCAACCGTCCAGCGCCGGACCGAGCAGAGCAACGCCGCAGCGAGCGGCACCACCAACACCGCCGTGACCTTTCCCTACCCGTTCTTCACTGGGACGGCCAGCATCGGCGGTTTGAACGCCTATCTGCCCAGCGTCGGTGTGACGGCACAAAACCTGCAGGCCGGCGATTACTTCCAGATCTCCAACGTGACTGGAACGGGCTTCCAGATCAGCTTTTTCAACTCCGGCGGTAGTCCCGTCACCCGCAACTTCACATGGAGTGCAACCGGATATGGACGGCAGGGCTAAACTTCTTGTATTAAAGGACGCCTGATTCGTGGCTCAGCACGATTACGTCATAGCCAACGGCACAGGGGCGGCTGTCAGGTCGGATCTCAACGGCGCCCTTGCTGCAATCGCCACCAACAACAGCGGCGCCACTGAACCGACCACTACCTACGCCTACCAGTGGTGGCCTGATACGACCACCGGCCTGCTCAAGATCCGCAATGCCGCGAACTCGGCTTGGGTAACTGTTGGCACGCTGGCCTCCACGAACCTTGGTCTGGCATCTCTGGCTGGCGCCACGTTCACCGGCGACGTCATCCTCGGCACCACCACGGCGCTGGAATTGCCGGACGGCACCACCGGCCAACGCCCCGGCTCCCCGGTCAACGGGATGATCCGGTACAACACCACCCTCAACCAATTCGAGGGCTACAAAGCCAGCGCCTGGGGCGCCATCGGCGGCGGTGCAACGGGTGGATCGTCTGATGATATTTTCTACGAGAATGGCCAGACGGTGACTACCAATTACACTTTGAGCACGGGCAAAAACGCCATGTCGGCCGGACCGATTTCGATTAATAGCGGAGTTACCGTTACGGTGCCCTCGGGCGCTTCTTGGGTGGTGGTGTAAGTCATGCCAATCGCAATCAACGGCTCTGGAACAATCACCGGCATCAGCGTCGGGGGTATCCCTGATGGCACGGTTGACACTGATGTGCTGGCTGCCAACGCCGTCACCTACGCCAAGATCGGCACCACTGAGCAGGGGCAACTCTGCAAAGCCTGGGTGAACTTCAACGGCACCGGCACCGTGGCGATCCGCGCCAGCTACAACGTGAGCAGTATTACTGATAATGGGACTGGCGACTATACGGTGAACTTTACGACGGCGTTGGCGGATGCAAATTATGCCGCAGTGGCTGGCGCAGGCAACGGAGACGACACAACCTCATTCATCAACGGAGTAGCTCAAGCCGCTCCAACAACCAGCGCCGTCCGGTTGAAAGTGGTCAATAGCAGCACGGTTGCCAGTGATCGCACCTACGTTCACATCGCCATCTTCCGCTAACACCATGAAACGAATCATCTACCAAAACGAGACCGGCGGAGTCTCCGTCATCATCCCAACCGAGTCCGTCGAACTGGCTCTCAAGGATGTACCCGAAGGCGTGCCCTACGAAATCGTGGACGAAGCCGACATCCCCAGCGACCGCTACTTCCGCAATGCGTGGGTGATGGGCGACTGCTGCGTGGAGCACGACCTCGATAAGTGCAAAGCCATTGGCCACGACCGTCGCCGCCAGCAACGCGCTGACGAGTTCGTCCCCTACGACGAGGTGATCGCCAAGCAAATCCCTGGTGCTGATGCCACCGCAGCGGAAGAAGCCCGCCAGCAGATCCGCGATAAGTACGCCCTGATCCAAGACGTGATTGAAGGCGCGTCTACCCCTGACGAAATCAAGACCGCCCTGGAGGTGAACCCATGAGCACACTGAGATTGACTGGCTCGTCATCTGGTTTTACAGAGGTAACGGCTCCGGCGGTGGCTGGCTCGAACACGCTGGTGCTTCCGACTGGTAATGGATCAGCCGATCAGGCGCTAGTCACCAACGGCAGCGGCACCCTGAGCTTTGCTGATCGCG